GTTGGGTCGGGGTTCGAGTCCCTGGCGGTATGCCAAGTTTAATGCTTCGTAGCTCAGTGGTAGAGCAAACGGCTGATAACCGTTAGGTCACTGGTTCAATCCCAGTCGAAGCAACCATGTGTTCGTAGCTCAGAGGAAGAGCATCTGGCTTTTAACCAGAGGGTCGAGATTTCGAAATTCTCCGGACACACCAGATTTGATGGGGGTTAGTTAAATGGTATAACAGCGGATTTTGATTCCGCTATCACAAGTTCGATTCTTGTACCCTCTGCCAGTGTTATGTGCGTGTGTAGCCGAATGGTTAGGCCCGAGATTGCAAATCTCGATCATGCAGGTTCGACTCCTGTCACGCACTCCAGTTTAGGTAATGTAGCTCAGTTGGTTAGAGCATACGGTTCATACCCGTAGGGTCGGTGGTTCGAATCCACCCATTACCACCAAGTTTGCCCCCGTAGCTCAATTGGATAGAGTGTCGGTCTTCGAAACCGCGGGTTGGGAGTTCAAATCTCTCCGGGGGCACCAGTTTTATGGAGTTTGTGATGTAATGGTAGCATCAGAGATTGTGATTCTCTTTGCGTGGGTTCGATTCCCATCATTCTCCCCAAGTTTGCAACTTTAGCTGATATGGTTATAGCGGTGTCTTGAAGCGACATTGAAGTAGGTTCGATTCCTACAGGTTGAACCATTATGGTTGACAGCAGCACAAACGGTGCTATAATATATATATAAAGCACAAGAAGCACAAGATGAACAAGTACTTAACATATAACCACTTAGTAGAACCAGTAAAAAATTAAAAACTCACTGAAAGACTATTATGAGACAGTTAGCAACAATTCGCAAGATCACTGAAATTAAACCTATCCCTGATGCTGACCAAATATGCGCGTACCGTGTGGGTGGGTGGTGGGTGGTTGATTCCCTTGGAAAATATGAAGTAGGCGACCTAGCAGTCTATTGTGAAATTGATTCATGGATTCCGCATGCGCTAGCACCATTCCTCAGCAAAGGCAACGAGCCGCGAGTGTATGACGGTATTGCAGGCGAACGCTTGCGTACTATTAGACTGCGTGGACAACTATCGCAAGGATTGTTGCTGCCAGCAAACATCGGCGGTATTTGTGTTCTTGGTCTTGAAGTAGGAATGGATGTTTCTGCTATCCTTAGTATCACCAAGTATGAAGCTCCTATTCCTGCATGTCTTGCTGGTGAAGTTAAAGGTATGTTTCCAAGTTGGCTTCAAAAGACTGATCAAGAACGTATTCAGAATCTAAAGGAAGAACTTGCATACTGGGCTAAAGAACAGCATGCTTGGGAAATTACTGAAAAGCTAGACGGTGCGTCAATGACAGCTTACTTGCGTGATGGAGAGTTTGGAGTTTGTTCACGTAATCTTGATCTCAAGCCAAGCGAAACTAACAGCCTGTGGAAAGTTGCAGTTGCCAATGATCTAGAATTAAAACTTCGTCGTGCTAATCGTAATATTGCATTGCAAGGTGAACTGATTGGAGAAGGTATTCAAGGTAATCCATATAAGAGCAAAGGACAAGATTTTTTCTTGTTTGACATCTACAATATTGATACCAACAAGTACTTTACTCCTGCAGAACGAAAAGCATTCGTTGATGAGTTTGATATTAAACATGTGCCTGTTCTTGGAACCCTCACAATGGATGAGTCAACTACCATTGCTGATCTGCTAATGTCTGCAGAAGGTAAGTCAGTTATGGGAATGGTTGGTTGTGAACGAGAAGGACTTGTGTTTAAGATTCTAGATATGCAATGTTCGTTCAAAGCAATTTCTAATAAGTTCTTATTGAAAGGCGGTAATTAATATGGACAAAGTAATTAGAGACGGAAAAGTTGCTGTACTATACAGTCCAGGGTTCGGCGCTGGTTGGAGCTCTTGGGGCCACGGCGACTATGGCAACAAAGCGCTGTTTGATCCTATGGTAGTACAGTGTGTTGAAACAGGAGACTTTGATAAGTTGAACACTTACATGACTCTTTGGTATCCAGATATGTACACAGGCGGCATGGACAGTTTGGAAATTGCTTGGCTTCCAGAAGGTACATTGTTCCGTATAAATGAATATGATGGTAGTGAAAGTATTGAAGTAAAAGAAGAAATGGATTGGATGATAGCATGATGTATATTAATAAACGAGATGTAGAAAAGATTTTAGAAGTTATGAACAAGTTTCCAAATGCAGAATCTTTTGCGCTAGCACATGAAGCTAGTTCAGGTATTGGTAGTGTAATTACCCTTACTATTCGAACGCAAGTAAATGAGTTAGACGGTGAGTTTAGTGTAGAAATTGCAGGCGTGGAGAATTGGTAATGAAAATTAAATTTGATAAACAAACAATGCCCGATGCACTGTACAACGCATTACTACAGCACTTTGTAAATGAAGCAGTTGGGCTTGGTGTTGAAGTTAACAAGTTTACTCAATTCAACGATTGGGTAGTTGAGTGCAAAGTAGATGCAAAAGCATCAGTACATTAAATAGGTTGACAAAAGCCTATAATATGTTATAATGTATGTATAAACAAAAAGAGGCTCACAATGGCAGATATTTGGGTAATCAGCGATACACACTTTAATCACGCAGGTATCTTGAACTTCACCGACTGTGACGGCAAGGCTACTCGTGGCGATCGTTTTACGGACGTTACAGATATGGACGAGCAAATGATTGCCAACTGGAACAGTGTTGTTAAGCCTGGTGACAAAGTCTACCACTTGGGCGATGTGTTGTTTGGAATGGACAAGCCAGCGTGGTTGGATGCTAACTTCAACAGATTGAACGGTAAGAAACGTTTGGTTGTTGGTAACCACGACAACATCAAATTGTTGGGCAACTACTTCAGCGAAGTGATGATGTGGAGAATGTTCCCAGAGTTTGGGTTGTTGTTAACCCACGTACCTGTACACAACAGCACGTTGGGTGAAAGCCACAGATTTGGTGAAGGCAGTATGTTAAATGTACACGGACACATTCACCAAAATCCTCCACCGTCGCCTAGCCACAGATGTGTAAGTGTAGAGCAAATCAACTACACACCTATCAACATTGACGAGTTAAGAGTACGATGAGTGACTTTGGATTTTACCTAGTAGCAGGAGTGTTGATTGTATTGTTCTATGGTGAGCCAGACTTACATGACGCACTAATATCCTATCTAATGAGGGACTAAATGTTTGAACATCGTCTGTATGACATTGAAAAGTGGGAACAGGGCAAGATTAGATCTTGCTCTGTACTCCATCTCGTGCTATAATATATACATTGCAAGGATACATAGTCTTTGACAATCACTAGAAATAGAACCGGAACAATTATGCGAACACAGCCACAAAGTATTATTTCATCGCTAGAGGATCATCCTAGTCGTCTTAACAAAGAAGGCATTCTTGAATCTGCAATGCAAGAAGGACTAGACGAGTTCTTTGAAGGTGTGCGTATGGCACTAGATGCTATGATCACATTCGGTGTTAAAGCAGTTCCAGAACGTTCAGATGTACTTACAGGACAGGGGCTTGATTGGCCTACATTTAAAGTACTTGCCGATCAATTGATCAACCGTGAGCTTACCGGACATGCTGCTCGTGATGCAATTGAACTTGCAATGAGTGTTGCTACCACAGCACAGTGGAACGGCTTTTATCGTCGTATCCTTATCAAAGACTTGCGATGCGGTGTAAGTGAAAAGACTGTAAACAAGGTTGCTAAAGACTTCCCGCAATATGCAGTTCCTGTGTTCACTTGCCAACTTGCACACGACAGCGCCAATCACGAAAAGAAGATGACTGGTAAGAAACAGATTGAAGTTAAACTAGATGGTGTTCGAGTTATTACTATTGTCCGTGTAGACGGACGTATTAATATGTTTAGTCGCAATGGCAAAGAATTTCATAACTTTGGACACATTATTAAAGAAATTGAAACTGTAGCTAAATTTGATCCACCGCCATATGATTTGGTTTTGGACGGAGAAGTAATGAGTGCTAACTTCCAAGACCTAATGAAACAGGTACATCGCAAGGACAATGTAACAGCAAGCGATGCTGTACTACATTTGTTTGACTGTGTTCCGTTAGATGAATTCCAAAAAGGTGTATGGAATAAGCCACAGAACGTCCGTAGTCAACTTGTAGTACATTGGGTTGCAAAACACCAGGCGTTCTTACAGCACGTACAAGCGCTTGAGTGGGAAGATGTTGACTTAGACACTGTAGAAGGTGAACAACGCTTTGTAGAGCTGAATAAAGCGGCTGTAGACGGAGGATATGAGGGTGTTATGATCAAAGATGTGGACGCAGGATATGAGTGCAAACGCAGTCATGCTTGGCTCAAAGCCAAACCATTCATTGAAGTAACATTAAGTATTACCAATTTAGAAGAAGGAACTGGACGCAATGAAGGAAGACTTGGGGCTTTTGTATGTGCTGGGCAGGATGACGGCAAGGATATACGTGTTAATGTGGGCAGTGGTTTTGCGGATGAGCAGAGATCCACTTTTTGGCACACTCGGGATTCTCTTATTGGTCAGCTTGTTGAAGTTAGGGCAGATGCTGTAACACAGAACCAAGACGGCACCTACAGTTTGCGTTTTCCGCGTTTTAAAACATTCCGCGGATTTGAACCTGGCGAAAAACTATGAAAGAAGTCGACGAGTTTTGCCAAAAGTACGATGCTTATGTGCGTGAAAGTAGTCGCATGTATAACCGTGTAAAACAAGTTAGTGCTGCTGTGTGGAATGATTCTGAAATCTCTCAGACTATCCCTTACGAACAAGTTAGGTGTGTAGAAGTACACATGCCTGAAGATCGATTTCGTGCGCTAATAGAACATGACGAATGGCTATACAATGCACGGACGAGCAACTACGTTAGAGGAAACGAGGC